TCCACATACTTTTCTGCATCTCTAGATGTTAGAGCACGGGCATAGCCCTCTAGATATTTTTGGAAATGTCGACGTCGGATCTTCCTCAACTGTATGTTGAGATGGTTGAGTATGGCTTCGATTTCCTGCAGTTGGTTGAATCTGTGTTCGGTTATTCCGGGAAGTTCTTTGATGTTTTTTTCAATCAAACCGCCTACACGCACATCACGTTTGGCATCCTCTAACTCGTGTTCGTAGTGAGCTATAAAGTCTGGAATGGCCGCCATGTCAGCCACAACACGACTATACCACATATGATGATGTCTTTTCTTTTTTAGTCATTGATTCATCCATTCTACAAAATGTTGTGGGAAAATATTTAGATTTAGTTTTCTACGTGTGACAAAGGTATCTACATATTGTTTCAATTTTTGTTTTTGTTGTGGATCATAAGCAATTGAGATTGTGTCACTGAATTCAGGCATACTTTCGAGATATAGTTGTTTGCTTTGTGGATCCAGCACGCTTGCACTGAGGTAGTTAGGGTCTGTGCATAAATTAACAACATCTCTGCTGGTTCCAAAATCTCGTTTAAATTCAGACATACCATGCACTGTCAAATTACTCAACACCATACCGAATCTATAATCAAATTTTTGTTTTATAAGTTCCAAATTTTGTAGAAAGTTGTTCCAGCTATTACCATATCTGTTGAATTCGTATAGTTTTCCTGTGTTCTCTGCACTGATTGTAAATGTTACAGTGTTAGGTAATGTGTCAAGCACACGTTTAAATCTTTTAGGATCTACCCCCAGGCCTGTATATATGTTTATTGGGCCCGACAAATTTTTTACCAGTTGATCTAGATCATTATAAAGAAAAGGTTCACCGCCGCTAATTATAGTCTTGGCGACTGTTTCGATATTCTGAATTTCTTTTAAAATAAATTTATATGTGTCACTGGATTTGATTGTTTTTTGACCTAACCGTAATACCATCCTATCATTGTTGTTTAATTGAAAACGTGTGTCATCGAGGTACGAACCATGACTGTTTATATCTCTTAGCCACGCTGTGCTGTATTGTTTACAACAATAGCTACAGGTTAGGTTGCAATCACTGCCTAAGTTTATATTCAACGTGGTTGGAAAAGCAACAATGTCATCATGTGTTTTTATGTTAGATTTCATGCTGGTACGACGGCTTGGTAAACCGGTACGTTCGGCGCTCCAACAGGTATCTTCGCAACTAGATGGTGGCTCGTTTCTTAACATCTGTTGCCGTTCTTGTTGCAGAGTTGGATTGTTAAATAGTTGTCCAGGGTTGTTGCGTAGCCAATCCAGATCTATTTTTTGTGTAGACGCTGCACAACAAGAGGCTACAGAACGTCTCTCGGGTTCAACTGACATCCACCAAAATTTTTGTGAACAATAATATTGATCATCAACGCTCTTCGTAGTCATCATATGTGTCTTCGTGATCATCGGAATCTTCATCATCATCTTCGTCCTCGTCGGCATGATCTTTGAGATAATGGGTCAAGGCACGCCGTACTTCTGCATCACCTTTAAATGTGTCACGTATTTCGTCTGCAGCCACATCATTGTCAATCAACACAGAGATTAGAGTTTCTGCGGCTTCATCTCGATCCACAGTGTTGACGTATCTCCTGAGTTCTGTCCAAATTTCTCGACTTAGTTCTACTGACATTCGTTATTCCTCCGTGGCTGTTTCTTCAGTACTTACCGTTTCTCGCTGATTTGCAAAGTCAGCCATGACCTTGTCTAAACAACCTTCATCGTTGCTTTCCCAGGCCTTGCGGAACTGCTTAATGATCTCACCGTCACTTGTGACAAACATCAAACGATTGCCGTCCTTCTTTAGCAGGCCTTTCTTTTCGGCCAAGTCTGTCAGACCCGAATAAGGATTCATGCCTGTTTCATAGGGAATCTTGACCTGCACACCTTCAAAGGGCTTGGCATAGCGTGTTTTCATAACTTTACAACCGGCACGGATGCCCATGACTTCACTTATCTTGTTGCCGTCTTCGTCTTCTTTGAGCTTCATCTTCTTCATGGCCACCACGATACTTGACGCATAGATAAAGCCCTGGCCACCTGAAATCTTGTCGTCAGGATCAAACATGTCCTGGCTGGCATAGGTATGATTGGTACACACAAGACCTACATTGTAGTTACCAAACATGTTCACACAGTTGCGAACCAAGGCTGTCAGTGCCTTGGGCTTGCGACCCAGGTCGCCTTTCATCTCACCAGCATCAAACTGATTGACATCTGTTGGTGTCAGCAACATGCCCAAGCTGTCAATGATAAACATGACCTTGGGACGCTCGCCATCGGGAAGAGCCTTGTAGTCGGCCATGAATGTTGAGATGGTTTTGGCCACATCGTCAATCATGCTCATGCTGAGTTTGAGCAGTTTGCTTTCCGAAGTGTCTACTCCCAGAGCCTTGAGCCAGTCCTCGTCCAGAGCATTTTCACTGTCAATCAACACCACAAAGATACCCTGTTGTTGTGCGTGCTTGGCAATGTTTCCTGAGCAGATATAACTTTTACCTGCACCCGAGTCTCCGGCAAACACCGTGACCTTGCCAAGTGGAATACCCTTGTTGAAGTCGCCCGAGATCAAGTAGTTGAGTGCAAAGTTGCCTGTGCTGATCCAGTCGGTGGGATCATTGAAGCCAATACTGAGTCCATCAATGCTTTTTGTAATTTCCTTGCGGAACTTGCTTACGTCAAATGGTTTTCCCATTGTTAGTTTCCTTCTTTAAGTTTGTATAATTCTGTAAAAATCTTACTGCTATCTACTCCACGCCGTTGATCCATCACAGATAATTTTTTAAATGCTGACGTTAAGTTTTTTTCAAATGGTTGTTCTATATAGTTTAACATATTTCGATAACTGTCTTCAAGAAGATATCCAGGTTGCTCGTTGATCTTAGATTCCAATTTAGTCTTTAGCAAGTTTAACATATTTTGTGGCAGATGTCTAATATTTAGGTACTCTGGACCCAACAATGCTCCAATGACAAAACTGTTGTTGTGGAAACCTAACTCTTTCAGGTAATCTACACAACCAAATACTGTGTCATAGTTTAACAAAAACCATAACATGTTGAAACTTATCTTGTGATCCAATTTTTTAATGGTAGTTAGGTTATCCAAAAAGTCTGACCACTTCCCGCCAAAACGAATGTAATCAAATTCTTCTTCAATAGTTTCTACACTGACAGTCCAATGCACATTTTTAAAACCACATACAGCATCAAATACCCCGGTATCGACCTTGCTAAGATTGGTGTTTATCCTGAGATTCACGTCTGGATTAAGTTCTCGAAGCAATTCGATATTCTCTCGCATCAACAATGGTTCGCCGCCGGCTAGATATACATGTTTTAATTGCCTTGCATTTTTGAATATATATTCCTTAAAATCACCGAGTTGTTGTTCAGATGGTTTTTCAATTTTGAAATTTAGTTCGTTGACCCACTTACTGCTGAATTCGGGTCCACAATACACGCAGGCAAAATTGCACAGGTTAGTCCAGCGAACATCAATGGTTTGTAAATCAAAATTATTAACTTGATAGGTGTCGAGTGGTGTCTGTTTAAATTCTCGTATGTAAAAAATTCTATCACTGATAATGTCAAATCCTCGTTTACCACGTTCTAAATCATAACAAGTATGACAAGTTGGCACCGGCTGTTGGTCAATGATTTGTTGTTGTCTAGGTCGATTGTTGTCAACTAAAATTTGATCAATTGTCTGATGCTTGATATCGCCGAGTGGTCCAGCACTGCGGATACAGTTTTTAACTTCACCGTTGAAATTGTACATTAGGCCAGTCCAAGGCATGGGACAAAAGTACGGATTGGTTAGCATTTCTTTAGGTGTCATTACCAGGCTGGTCCCAAAGAGATTTCTGGTATAACAAGTCCGTTGGCCTGCGCCATTTCTAGTGTGGTTACTAATACTCCGGCCCAGACATCTACATCAGCTGAAGGCGGAACTTTTTTATCAACACTAGTAGCAATGTCACCTGGCCGAACTATAGTAATTTTAACCCCTGGGCGGCGGTATCTTATTTGTTTTACTGCTTCTTCAAGTGCCACTTTTTGCACACGATATGCCGTCATGTCAAGTCCTGGCAACACACTCAATGGATCTTGAGTCATCATGGTGCTGATAACCATGATACGTTTGCCAGTGCCCGACCAGCGTTTTGTCATTTCAAACAACAATTCGGTTTGTGCATATCCTGCTTGTGCGTTGTTAACAAACACATCACAAGGTTCAATTTGATCTGCAATTTTAGGTATCACACGTATGTTGTGTCCTGTTCGGCGACTCAGTCTCAAAACTTCGTGCCCGAGACTTTCGTATTTGTTACCTAGTGCTTGACCTATGCCAGCAGTTCCTCCAGTAATTGCTATCTTCACAATAAATGAGTTGGTTCTTTGAAGAACATTCCTTGCAACCCTATTCTTGGAAACACAGGATTATCATAAAATCCAATGTCATGTGCGACTTGTCCGTTCATAAGAATTGGTTGATTTTTTGCAAAATCGTGTCTGTTGACTTCATAAAAATCTGCATACTGCAACAAATAGCAGTCTTTATCCTTGCTATTCGGGTCGCCCGTGCGTTCAACCAATGCATTGATATCTACATTTGTATCTTTGGGCTTGTAAAATCTAACACAAGTTTTTTCCATATTCAGTATAGGCCAATTTAATTTCCAATACACTGGTGGCTTATCTATATGTATAGGACAACTGGATTCAGGGTATTTAGGAAGGCTATCAACTTGCCAGGCTAGAGTAAAATATACATCTCTCAATGACAAATGCATGGTTTTCAACCAGGCAACTAATTTTGGATTAGCAGCAACAAAATGCACAATGTTATGTTCAAACTTGTCAGGAAAGTTTGCATACTGGTAAGTGTCAGATTTAGTAGTAATTGTAGTATATCTATGTACGTAATCTAATAGATCCTGATTGATCACTTTATAATTTGCACAGTCTAACACTCGATAACATTGGTCGCTCATTGAATTCCTCTTAGTTTGTGTTGTTCGAGCATAAAGCTATCAATTTCTGTTTGATTGTTTCTATCAACCGCCACTTGCCCTGGGACAATGTCCTTAAACGGTGACGTCATAGTGTTTGTATATTTTACATTCAACGGATCGGGGGTAACTAAAAATGCCCATGAATGTAAAATATCATGTTGTTTGACAAAGTTAAAAATGTTAGGTAAGTCACCAATGTTTAGTGCGCTAACTGTTGTCCAGGTATTTAGTTCCTGGATACCCATATTTTTATAGATCAATAAGTTGTTAACAAACCGATCCCATTTAATAGGCCAGCGCACTAGATCATGTACCTCTCCAATTCCATCTAAACTCACAGTCACTGTGACGTGGATTCCACGTTTTTGTAATTCTTCTATTTCAGATATTACTATTCCGCAATTGGTATTAATTCTGACACTATTCACTCCTGAAGGAATGTTTTGTAACAAGTGTCTATAATTTTTACTTGCACTAGGTTCGCCGCCATTTATATCCAAATGGACCACACGGGCCAATGGTAATTTCCAAAATGCATTGCTGTTGTCCACAATGGGATATGTTTTGCTTTTTAGACTACCTATTTTAGTACTTAAATTCTGATTGCAGGTCAAACAAGCACTGTTGCAAATATTGTCTAATACTCCTCCAACAATCAAGTAGTCGTGACGTGTTTGTTGTTTGTCAAACTCAATCGCATTAAGTCTTATGCTGGTGCCATTGACTGTTTCTGTTTGAATACATCTTGCACATTCAGTTGCGGTGTTGGCAGACTTGACTTCTGCAAGCCACTCACTGGACTCCATGTCGTCTAGTGTATCAAATTGTGGGGCATCAATCATGTGACCACAACGGCTCACAGTGCCGTTGTGATTAAATCTCACAAAATGATCAAGTCTAGGACAATACATAAATTGGTGTCAGGATACGTTGGCTGCGGCCAACCACCCAGTCATAGGCATGTGCATCTTTGTGGTGAATGTGTTTTAAAAGTTGAGCAAAAGTCATTGAAGTCCCGATGCTGTCTACTAGCACTTGGTCCATGCGTTGATACATCTCGTTGCTGGGTATCTGCGTATTTATTTCTAGTTTTTTGAACGGTTGTTGATGGAGATCTGTCACTGTTTCAAGATCATCCATGCCTAAAAAATTTAACACACATTCAGGATTCATGTATCGAGCCAGATTGACCATCCATGAAAATTGTGGAGCATAGTGTCGATTAAGATAAAGATAATTTTCTGCAAACCAATTCACTGTGTGAGCATCAAGGTCTGGATGATCTCTCACTGTTGTTTGAATAAAACTACTGATTCCAGATGCCAAGCGTTCTACCGGATCTCTAACAAATACATCTATACTGTTGATTTTTTTAATTTTTTCGTTGAGGAAAATATTCCATTTGTTCTGTTTGGTTGCGGCCAACAAGCTAGACTGCCCGTTTTTAAATATAGGATACACATACCGCTGTGATGGTATGATTTCTATTACCTCACAGCGGTCTGGAAAAATAATACAGTCTAGATGCGACAGCATCGATCAGACTTTTTGACGTGCCCTGATCATGGCCAAAATATCTTCGGCCTTTTGAGTTGCGGGTTTGGCCGCCACTGGTGCTGTGGACACTACCGGAGCATCATCTTCATCAAAACTGCTTGAAACCACCGGAGCTGGTCGGGCCGCAGGTGCTGGCGCATCTTCATCTACTTGTG